GGGGAGTCGATGGCCTGCCTTTCTTTCCGAAGACTGCCGCTTCTAGCGTTGGTTCAGCTTATACGGATCCAAATCCAAAGAGCCCGAACCCAGACTTCTGGGAGAACTTTGAAACCCATCCAGCAGGCCCTCCTAAATTCGATCCAGAGTACTTCGTGTTTTCTAATGAAAACATCACGAGTGTGTCCGTCTATGAAGACTTAACCGATAAATTGGAACAATTTGAACAGTTCTTGGCCGACTACGCTGGTTCTCCTTGTGTCACTTGTTTAACTGTGTATGTTAAGAAGATGTTAAACTTTATGAGTGGTACTTGGGAATTCATCAGTACAACTTTCTGGACTTTCTACTACGCGCTTATATTATACTGGCGCGTGTGGTATGTTGGTTTCATCACAGCCGCAGTCTGTGTCAAACATTCTGCTTATATGGTTCTGGCTTTTGCAAACCGCTTTCCGTACGCAGCCGGCACACTGCTCGTCCCAAGTTTGTTTATGTTACTGTTCTTGGGGCGCACAGCCTTTTATGTGGCCAAAGACATGATACTTTCTGTCAAGAAATATATCGACACAACCGTGGAACAAGCTCGTTATACCTTCTGGTGTGCGAAGTGTGTTTGCGGAGGGATCTACAATATCATTAGGGACCCCCCCGCTATAATGCGCTACTTCTTTCGCAAAAGGATCGAACTTGGCCCTGATTATGTACAAGAGGCCACTCAACCGGGCTCAGCAGTTTACAAAGCGCAGAAGACTTCCGAACTTAGGCGAGGGTGCGTGGTTTTCATCCAAACTCACCCGGACGCCACTCGCATAGTGGGCACTGGTTTCATTGTGATGGCTAAGAAAGATGGCGAATACAAAACATTCATCGTCACCGCCGGTCATGTGCTCGAACAGTCAGACGTTCTTGGATATGCTCCGGATTGCCCTGACACAATGAAAGAAACTAAGGTCAAAGCGTTTGAATGGAAACTTATAGTTGATGAGGACATTGCCTACGCCCCGTGTTCTCAGTCGATGATGAGCAAGATCCCTTTTAAGCCGGAGGAGTCCGTCAAGCCACTCAAAATGAGTCCAGTTCGCTTGCGACACCGTACCCTTATCAGGACTTGTGGTCCCACCGATCATGAAATGGGCAAACTTAAGGTTGGTTCCTTCACTTCCTTCGGACAAGCACTTGCTACGGACAACATCACGTGCAAGAGCGGATTCACACACCTCTCATCAACCACTCATGGGTGGTCTGGTGCTCCCATAGTATCTGTCACTGGAGCTGGTGAGGTCTATGGTGTCCACATTGGGGTCAAGAAGGCGGGGAATCTTAACCTTGGTGTTGACCTGAGGCGCGCCCTTGTGCGTGCTAAGGAGATCGACGACATCTGGCATTTCACGAAGAAACCCGGTATCAAACAGGAATCAGACCCTGGACATGGTGAGTTGGACTTCGATGATGACGACTACTATGAAGAGCAGGATGATTACAATGATTACCGCGAACGTGAAGAGAATGATTATGATGCCGACGATTACTGGAATCCAAAGAACATGTACAAGGACAGTTATGACGATATGGGTGATGACTCAGATTTCAGGAAACAAATGCGGGATAAAGGACGCCGCCAAGCCAAAGCCAGTAAAGGCGAGAAAGGTAAGGGTGGTGAGCACGAAGGCGAGGGAGGTTTCAAATCCTTCATCGACCGCCGTGACTTTGTCTTGACTCGCG